CATTTCAAATACATCACCTGGCATAATTTTTCTACCAAGTGTTTTTACACTATAGTTGATTGGAATAGTCATAAACAATGTGTCGTTGGTTAAGAATAAACCAAACTGACTCATATCAAAGTCAACATCTTGTACATTGTAGATCCCACGCAAAACGTAAATATCTGGATCATACTTTCTATCACGGTTTTCCATGAAAAGCATGTCTTGAATATTAGTTTCTTTTACAGCATCATATCTTGGAGCAGAAGGTGTAGCATCTGCTTCATCAGGATTCTTAGGACCTAAGTATTTGTGTACAAAAACGTCGGTTCCCCCGACTGTAAACATCTCTGTAATAGTCTTATCAAGGAAATCGTAGTCTTTGCCCTTCTCGGGTTTATATAAACTTATTCTCGGCATAGTACTTGTATTTATCGAACGCATAAATACTAATGGAGACGAAAGATTATGGCCAATATAACAACAGCAAAACAAGAAGTATTCGATTATGTAAACGCTATGCTTGGCGGAGGCATGGTTGATGTTGAACTTGATCCAGAACATTACGAAATAGCAATCAAAGCATCATTTGACAAATTCCGTCAAAGAAGTGATAATTCTGTTGAAGAGTCATATATGTTTCTTGAGTTGGTACTTGACCAGAATGAATATACACTACCAGATGAAGTAGTAGAAGTTAGACAGATGTTTAGACGTTCAATTGGATCAAGAACAGGTGGCGGAGATGGTGGAACATTATTTGAGCCATTCAATTTAGCATACACAAACACTTACTTGTTATCAAGTTCTAACATGGGTGGTTTAGCAACATACAATCTATTCGCTGGTTACCAAGAACTTGTAGGAAGAATGTTTGGTTCATTTATTGAATTTACTTGGAACACAGCAACTAAAAAATTAACTGTTCTACAAAGACCAAGAACAGGCGAACAGGTATTATTACAAGCATACAACTACAGACCAGACTTCCAAATACTTACAGACTATCTTGCAAAGCAGTGGATCAAAGATTATACACTTGCTAAATGTAAGTTTATGCTTGGAGAAGCAAGAAGTAAATTTGCCACAATCGCAGGACCACAGGGTGGATCAACACTTAATGGTGATGCACTCAAAGCAGAAGCACAAGCCGAAATGGACAAACTTGAAGAAGATCTAAAATTACAGGTTGCAGGTGGTCAAGGCTACGGTTTCAGTATTGGTTAAAAAGTACTTGACAAAAGCATAAATTTATACTATACTATAACTTAAATTAAACTTATAGAGGAGTATTCTTTGTGCTAATAGGCATTTGCGGATTAATCGGATCTGGTAAAGACACAGTCGCTCAAAATCTAATAGATAACCATAACTTTGTAAAAATATCGTTTGCTGACAAACTTAAAGACGCAGTAGCATCTATGTTCAGTTGGGATAGAGAACTGCTTGATGGCAAAACTGACAAATCAAGAGCATGGCGTGAGCAAGTAGATCAATATTGGACGCAGGAAACTGGTAGAGAAATTACTCCAAGACTTGTACTACAAGAATTTGGTACAGAATGTATGCGTGAAGGCTTCTATGATGGTATCTGGGTAAGCCTTACTAAAAAGCATATTATTGATAATCCTAATACACACTTTGTTATTCCAGATGTACGTTTTCCAAATGAAGCAAAAATGCTATATGAAGTTGGTGGACAAGTTTGGCGTGTAAAACGTGGGCAGGATCCTATTTGGTTTAGAATATATCAAGATGTTGGTGTTGAACCCAAAGATGTACATGCATCTGAATGGGCATGGGCACACACAAAATTTACACACACTATTGATAATAACGGTACGTTGTTAGATCTTAAAAATCAGGTTCAAGATCACCTTGTTTCCAGCGGGAACCTTCTCTCTGCATAGCAATCTGGCAGTTAGCACAGATAGTTTTCATATTACTTGGACGATTGTTGTTTAGATCACCGTCTATGTGAAACACTCTCATTTGTTCTCTAAACGTGGCTTTAAAGTTACACTTCTCACAATGTGTTTTTTGTCTATAACCTGCTTGGTACCACTTAGGTTCACCCAGTTCTTTGCCCTTGTTGCGAATACATACATCACACTTGGTTCTATAAAAAGTCTTGTTGCCTTTTCTGTAGTTAACAGCAACAGGTCTTTTACCGCATTTGCATAAAGGTCTCATGTTAGTATTTACCTACCCTTTTGATGCCCTTTTTGACATGGTGTTTAGCATACTTTTACGTCTACGTTGCTAAATACATATAATAAGTTCAACAGGAGAACAAATATGGCAAACTTAGTATCACCCGGAGTACAGGTCAGCGTTATAGATGAAAGTTTCTATACACCTGCTGAACCAGGCACTACCCCAATGATTTTTGTTGCTACGGCGCAAGATAAAGCGAACGCAAGTGGCACAGGTACAGCAAGGGGAACAACGAAAGCAAACGCTGGAGTTCCGTTCTTGCTTACATCACAAAGAGATTTATCCGAAACTTTCGGAGATCCTTTGTTTTATACAGATAACAACAACAATCCAATTCATGGATCAGAGATTAATGAATATGGACTACAAGCGGCTTACTCATACTTAGGAGTTTCCAACAGAGCTTTTGTTGTAAGAGCAGACATTGACTTGAACGAACTTCAAGCAACTGCGAATGCACCAGCGGCTGATCCGGCTGATGGAACTTACTGGTTTGATACGCAAATTAGTAGAATGGGCATTTTTGAATGGAATGGCAATCCTGCTACAGCAACAGGTGGTCAAACATTTACATTAAAAACACCAACAGTAATTACAGACGCAACTAAATTAGTAGGCGGACAAGCAACTGGTATTCCTTTAGCATCAGTTGGTAAAATTGGTGACTATGCAACAGTGGCAACAACTACAATTAACAAAACGTACTACAAAAACACAAGTGGTACTTGGGTTAAAGTTGGAACTGACGCATGGCAGGCAAGTTGGCCAACAGCAGTTGCGGCAACAAGCAATCCAACTGTAACAGGTGGTAAAACTTTAACTATTAATAGTAACACAATTACAGCATCAGGCACAGCATTAGCAGATGTTGTTAGTGATATTAATGGTGCAGGTATTGCAGGCGTAACAGCAAGTGCAGTAAACAGCAGATTGAACATTTTCTCAACTGGTGTTGCTCTTGTAATTGCAGACGGTACAGGTTTAGCGGCTGAATTAGGTTTAACAGCGGCAACTTACAATGCACCTAAATTAGAAATAGCACCTCACACTGGTGTTCCAGAATACAAAACAACAGACACAACACCAAGACCAAGCGGAAGTATTTGGTTTAAAACTACTGACGCAAACTTAGGTGCTAAACTTTCTGTTAAAGAGTGGAATGGAACTACTGAACTATGGGACAACAAGAGTGTTCCATTATATGCAGATAACGCAACAGCATTGAAAAACTTAGATTCAACAGGCGGAGGTGTAAACCTTTCAGTTGATACTTACTATGCACAAACAAACGTTACTGAATCAGCAGATGTTGAGTATGACTTTAAAATCTTTAAAAGAGTTGCTACTGGATCTACTAAGATTTCATCAGCAATTATCGCAGATCAAGTTTCAAGCGGTACTTACACATTTACAATGAGTGAGTCAACTACAAACTCAGCAACAATGAGTGCGGCAGTAACAGTTAGTACGAATGCAACAGGCGCGGCGGCAGACGCTGAAGAAATTGCAGGAAAAATTAACAGTGCTGGATTTACTAACATTGTAGCAAGTGTAGACGCTTCAAACAGAATTGTTATTGAACACAACGATGGTGGAGAAATTAGAATTGTTGATACAGATGGTGGATTAACATTAGCAGGATTTACTCCTTATGTTGATGCAAACACAGGTACAGCAAACTTATACTATGTACCAGGAACAGACAGTTCAACTAATCCTAAACAGTATATGGCTTCAAACTGGCAAGTACTATCATACACAGCAGGCGATGATGCACCGAGTGCATTAGCACTTGATGGTCAATTATGGTACAACTCAGTTGTTGACGAAGTTGATATTATGTTACACAACGGAACTACTTGGGTAGGTTACCAAGACAGTTCTTCAGGATATCCAAACAGTTCACCAAATGGTCCAATTGTTAGTGCAACAGAACCAACTACACAATCAGATGGTTCAGCACTTGTAAATGGCGACCTTTGGGTTAGTACAGCAGACTTAGAAAACTATCCAGTAATTTACCAATACAATGGAACTACATTGAAATGGGTATTAAGAGATAGCACAGACCAGACTACAGAGAATGGTGTGTTGTTTGCAGATGCACGTTATAACACTTCAGGTGTTAACAGTGGATCAGCAGGTACTATTGCAGATTTAGCGGCAAGTAATTACTTAGACCCAGATGCTCCAGATCCAGCACTATATCCAAAAGGTATGTTGTTATGGAACTTAAGACGTTCTGGATTTAACGTTAAGAAATTTGTACGTAATTCAATCGATCTTGCAGAAGATAATGCACGTACTGGCGACGAGTCAATGGCGTCTTACTATCCACACAGATGGGTAACTGAAAGTGCTAACCAAGCAGATGGTTCAGGTACATTCGGTCGTAAGGCACAGCGTAAAGTTGTTGTACAAGCATTACAGGCAATGATGAACAGCAACCAAGACATTAGAGATAACGAATCAAGAATCTTTAACTTATTAGCAACACCTGGTTATCCAGAGCTGATTGGTGAAATGGTTACATTGAACAATGACAGAGGCTTAACAGCATTTGTTGTTGGTGACTCTCCAATGAGATTAGCAAGTGATGCCACAGGAATTAACAACTGGGCAACAAACGTTAACGGTGCTGTTGAAGATAACGACAATGGATTAGTAACAAGTGACGAATACTTAGGTGTGTTTTATCCAAGTTTATTCACAAGTGACAATGCAGGTAACAACGTAGTTGTTCCAGCATCACATGGTATACTTAGAACTATTGCATTAAGTGATCAAGTTAGTTACCCATGGTTTGCTCCAGCAGGAACAAGACGTGGTGGAATTACTAACGCTTCAAGTGCAGGCTTTATTGATAACGAAGGCGAGTTTAAAACAGTTGCTCTTAACGAAGGTCAAAGAGATACATTGTACAGTAACAAGGTTAACCCAGTAACATTCTTAACTGGTGCAGGTCTTGTTAACTTTGGTCAAAAGACAAGAGCGAAGAATGCAAGTTCTTTAGATAGAATTAACGTTGCACGTTTAGTAATTTACTTACGTGGACAGTTAAACAAACTTGCGAAGCCTTACATTTTTGAGCCTAACGATAAGATCACAAGAGACGAGATCAAACAACAAGCAGATAGTTTAATGCTTGAGCTTGTAGGACAAAGAGCGTTATATGATTTCTTAGTAGTGTGTGACGAAAGTAACAACACTCCATCAAGAATTGATAGAAACGAACTTTATGTAGACATTGCAATTGAACCAGTGAAAGCAGTGGAGTTTATTTACATTCCATTAAGACTTAAAAACACTGGAGAAATAGCGGGCCTATAATATGATAAATAAAAGTAATAGGAGCAAATAAATGGCAATTTCATCACTTTCAAGACTAACAGTACCTTTGGACAGCAACGCGAGTGCAGGTTCACAAGGTTTGTTAATGCCAAAATTGCAGTACCGCTTCAGGGTGTCACTGGAAAATTTTGGAGTGTCAACACCAACTACAGAGTTAACTAAACAGGTTGTCGATGTAACAAGACCTAACGTAACTTTTGAACAGATTACACTTGATGTATACAACTCAAAAGTATTCCTTGCAGGAAAACATACTTGGGAACCAATTACATTAAACTTACGTGAAGATGTAAGTAACAACGTTCAGAAACTTGTTGGCGAGCAGTTGCAGAAACAGTTTGATTTCTTTGAACAATCAGGTGCGGCATCAGGCGCGGACTACAAATTCGTTACACGTATTGAAATTTTAGATGGTGGTAACGGTGCAAACACAGTTAATGTGCTTGAAACATTTGAGTTATACGGTTGTTATTTAGAAAGTGCAAACTACAATCAATTAGCATACGCGACATCAGAAGTAGTTAGTGTTGCATTAAGTATTAGATACGATAATGCGATACAAACACCACAAGGAACAGGTATTGGTACTGCTGTAGGCAGAACTATCAACACACTTGTTACTGGCGGTGGCGCAGTATAATCAAGTTTAAGAGTTTTAAAATAAACGTAGAAAAGGCGCCGAGTGCGCCTTTTTTATTCTATACCCACTTTATTTTTTAGATAAATATTAGTATGGCAAATAAGTTAACCCCATTTCTTGACAATTTAGTATCTGGAGCATTAAGTCCAAAAGGTAACCTTGCAGACTATCAACATGCTTCAAGATTATATGTAGATGATGCATTTAAGTATGCACCTAAGAGTAAGTTTCTTTATCATGTTGCATTCAACATTAATAGAAAGGCTTCTTCAATTATTCCACAACTATCAGAGAAACACAGTAACACTATTAATATGTTAGTTAAGAGTGTTGACTTGCCTAAATTTGATGTTACTACAGAAGTAAAACATCAATACAATAGAAAAAGAATTTTACAAAAACGCATAGACTACAGTCCTTGTAATTTTACTTTCCATGATGACAACTATGGTCTTACAACTGCAATGTGGGAAGCATACTACAGATATTATTTTAAAGATGGAAACTATGCATCAACTGATACAGCAGGAAGTCCTAACACGACTGCTTCTGCATACAACAGAGCAAACACATTTGCTGATGCAAACTCTCCACAGTCGAAATATAGATATGGTTTTGATAACGATAGTATAGATCCTTTCTTTGATAGCATTGTTGTATATCAAATGTCACGTAAACGTTATACAGCATTTACACTTGTCAATCCTATTATTAATAGTTGGCAACATGACACAATGGATCAAACAGATGGTGCCGGTGTTGCACAAAGTACAATGAGTGTTCAGTTTGAAACAGTATGGTACACAAGAGGTGCAGTGTCAGAAGGTACAGCACCAAAAGGTTTTGCAACAGAACATTATGATAAAACACCAAGTCCACTTTCATTAGGTGGAGGCGGAACATCAAGTCTATTTGGTGTTGGTGGTGTTGCATCAGGTGCGGCAGATGTGTTTGGAGATATTACATCAGGCGATGCATTTAAGTCACCAGGAGCATTGTTAGGTACAGTTTTAAAAGCGGCCAACACTGCAAGAAATGTTAAGGATTTATCTAAAGACGGAATTAGACAAGAAGGCTTTGGAATTATTAAAGGTGCTATTGGAGACGTAGGCGGAATAAATGTTGGCGGAGTTGCAAATACATTTTTTCCTAAAGGTAGTGGCAGTGGATCACTAAAAGATGTTGCAACAGCAGTTGCTGGTGTAAGTGCTGTGGCGGCAATACAAAAAGCAGTACAGAGTACAAGTCTTGCAGACGTTACAAAAGAACTTCAAGACAATCCAGACAAGTTAGCAGACTTATCTAAATCAACAACACACAAAAAAGATCATTTAGCCGCAGGGGGTGATGCAAGTGTTAATGCGATTAACGCCGCATGGGACACTGCAAGTTCGGCATATAAAGAAGCGGCAAATAGCAAAACACTTGCTAACTTGCCTAACATTGTAAGGACAGGATAATGAGTAACCTACCTAAAGTAGTAAAAGATGATAGTTCAAATGATGTAAAGAGATTTTACAATCAGTATTTTACTGACTTTATTAATTTTCCTACTAACCAAGTTGATGCTGTAATAGGATTTTTTACAAGCAGAGGATTTGAAAAAACTTCTGCCATTGCTGTAGGAACAGTAATGTTACAACAAGCAAAACTTGATGACGTAAATGTTTTTGAATTACTTGATACTCTAAAGAAAACAGACAGTGTTCAGTTGAGTAGTGTTGTAACAGAAGTACTAAACTATAACAGAGAAAAAATTAGTACATTAGGTTACAGAGTAGTTGACATACAAAACAGGACTGAAGCACGAAACATAGGAGTGTAACATGGCCAAGTACGCCCAAGGACGTTACAACTTAAAGTTTCCAGACAAGTATATCGGTCGCAAAACACCATTATATAGATCAAGTTGGGAATTCGCATTTATGAAATTCTGCGATGAAAATCCTAACGTTGCCAAGTGGGCAAGTGAAGCAGTAAAGATACCTTATGTAAATCCTTTCACAGGAAAAGCAACGGTGTATGTACCAGACTTCTTTATTAGTTACATGGATAAGAATGGTAAACAACGTGCAGAAGTTATAGAAGTTAAGCCAGACAATCAAACAACTATGGAAAGTGCAGGCAGAAATAAACAAAAGCAAATGGCTGTTGCACTAAACATGGCTAAATGGCAGGCCGCAAGGGCATGGTGCAAGGATAAAGGCATCTTTTTTAGGGTTGTTACAGAGAAGGATATGTTCCACTCTGGCCAACGCAAAGGCTAAATAATAGTAGCATTTAATGGAATCCAAAATATGAAGAAATTAGAAGAATTACTTAATATGCCAGACAGCAAAGAGATTGTTCAGAAAGACAAGGAACAATCTGCTAAAGCAGAAAAGAAACATGCTATTGTAGAGCATGAAGAAACTCAACGTAGTATTGCTGAGATGGATAAAATTACTGCGGCATTACCACAAGTGAAAGGCTTAGGCGAATTAGCAGATAAGGAACTAAACGAAGTTGCTGAGAAGTCTATGAATGCATATGAAGATCTAATGGACTTGGGTATGAATGTTGAAAGCAGATATAGTGGTAGGGTGTTTGAAGTAGCAGGTAATATGCTAAAAACTAACCTTGATGCTAAAGTTGCAAAATTAGACAAGAAACTTAAAATGGTTGAACTACAACTTAAGAAGGAAAAACAGGATAAAGATGGTGGAGATTCACCAGATGGCGTTGTTTCAGGCGAAGGATATGTAGTTACAGACCGTAATAGTTTGTTAGAAAAACTCAAGAACATGGATAAATAGTTTAGTAGGGAAAACACAATTATGAAAAAATATAGCGATTATTTAACAGAAGCATACAATGGTAAAGTTTATCCTTTTAAAATTGGTATTGCTGGTGATAACACAGGTATAGCAGACAAGTTAGAAACTGCTCTAAGAAAATTTGGTGTACAAAACTGTACGCCGGGTAAGAAAACACCAATCCAAGAACGTCCGTTGGACTTTCCTGCATTGCAGAATGAAGAAGTAACTTACTACGAGTGCGAAGTAACATACCCTACACACACTGAAATGTTACAAGAGTACTTAGGTTACCAATTAGGTATTCCGCAATCACACATAGTAGTACGTAATCCAAACGAACCTCAAGAGTTATATCAAGAAGTTGATCAAAATGCACCATATGAAACAAAACTTACTAAAGAAGATATGGGTGGTGAAAGTGCTCAAAAAGATGTAGGCAGTAACAGAGTTATGGACCTACTTAAAGAGTTAGAAACTGCATCTAAAGAAAGATTTACTGGTAAAGCAATTGAGTTACCTGAAGAAGGTGCTACAGATAAAAAACAGATGGACGCAACCGCTGATATCGGAACCAAAAGTCCAATAGGGAGTTAATTATGAAATTAAACGAAATTTACAAAAAAATAGTAGCGTTGGACGAAGCAATGAATGAAGCGGCGTCGGCGTCAATTAATATGTCAGGCGATAATGCTGAAGACGTAATTAAATTAATGAATGCTTTAAAAGGCAAAGAAGGTGCAAGTGATATTGCAGACATTCCAACTGCAATCAAACCTAAAGCACCTATGATGGGTCCAATGGATCCACATGATGACATGAAATCAATGATGAGTCTTGTAAGTGACGAACCAAAGCCAATGGACGACATGGCTTGTGATGACACTGACACTGAAGCAAGTGGCGACTATGATAATTCACCAGATGAAAAATATCAAGACCATAACTTTATGACAAAAGACATTGCTACAGGACACGATGGCGCACAGAAAAAATCTTATCCAAAAGTTGCAGGCGGAGATAATCCAATGGCACTTGAAGATGAGTTACGTGCAGAACTTTCTGCTAAACTTTCAGAGTTTATGAACGAAGAAGAATGTGATGATTGTAAAGAAGATCCATGCGAATGTGATGAAGACCGTGTTGCTGATTTAGAAACAAACGAAGCAAAAGCAAAACCAGACTTCTTAGATATGGACAAAGATGGCGACAAAAAAGAGCCAATGAAAAAAGCAATCAAAGATAAAGATGCTAAAAAAGAAAGTATTGAAGAAGGCGAAGGTAAAAAAGTACAATTACCAAGCGGTAAAGAAATGAAAAAATGTGCAGACAAAGGTATGTCTAAAGCAGATATCATGAAGAAATATACTGAAATGGGTTGCGAAGCAAAACAACTTGAAAAATTATACGCAAGTAGTTGCGGCGGACACTAAGGAGAGATAGATGGCTGGAATAACAAGAGTACACGGATCAGGATTATCAACAGCAGGAAATGTTTTTTTCCCAGGTGCTATTCCATTTAAAATTTTAGTAAAAATTGCAAACGGTACAGCAGTTGATCTAAGAGGTGAAGACGATGCTATTAACGAAACAGTTGAGCAAATTTGTAAAGAAATTAATCCTTTAATTTATTGTACTACAGACGACAACAGTGGCACAATGACTGTTGTGTGTGATAATCAAGCATCAGCGGCAGACTTACAAACACGTATTAGAACAATTGGAACAGCGGCAAACTATCCAACAAGCACAGTAACAGCAGTTGGACCTAACAACATTGATACAAGCGGTACATTAGTAACAGTTGCGGCAACATTAATAGCCACATAATATAAAATTACTTTTACTCAAGTAAACTCAAATAGGACCTTCGGGTCCTATTTTTTTGAGTAAATACTATACAATGGCAAATAAAAGTTTAGATGGCGTATTAACCAAAAAGGCTAATACAAGAGAAACATATACAAATGAACAGATCAATGATCTGATGCTTTGTACTGATGATAATCAAGGTTACTTATATTTCGCAAGTAACTTTGCATATATCCAACATCCAGTCAAAGGAAAATTGTTATTTGATCCTTACAAGTACCAAGTAGGATTGATGCACAGTTATCACAATCATAGATTCAATATTAATATGTTACCAAGACAAACAGGTAAGACAACCTGTGCGGCTGTGTACCTTGCCTGGTACGCAATGTTTCATCCAGACCAAACTATTCTTATTGCGGCACACAAGTATACAGGTGCTCAAGAAATTATGCAACGTATTAGATACGTTTACGAAATGTGTCCTGATCATATTAGAGCAGGTGTTACAAACTACAACAAAGGTTCAATTGAATTTGAAAACGGAAGTAGAATTGTAAGTGCTACTACAACAGGAAACACAGGACGTGGTATGTCCATATCATTACTATACTGTGATGAGTTTGCGTTTGTGCAACCTACTATTGCAGATGAATTTTGGACTTCAATATCTCCTACACTTGCAACAGGTGGTCGTGCTATTCTTACAAGCACACCTAACTCAGACGAAGATACTTTTGCTACTATATGGAAAGAAAGTCAAAACAAATTTGATGAACATGGTAATGAAAGCGAAGTAGGTATAAACGGATTTCATGGTTTTACTGTTAAGTGGGAAGAACACCCAGACAGAGATGAAGCATGGAAAAAAGCAGAGATTGGTCGTATTGGCGAAGAAAGATTTAGACGTGAGTATGGTTGTGAATTCTTAGTATTTGACGAAACACTTATTAATAGTATTAAGTTAGCAGGACTTGAAGGTAATGAACCTGTTGAGAATATGGGGCAGACACGTTGGTACAAAAAACTTGAAAGGGATCAAACATATTGTATTAGTTTAGATCCAAGCATGGGTACAGGTGGAGACTATGCCGCGATACAAGTATTTGAATTACCAAGTTACAAACAAGTTGCAGAGTGGAGACACAATACTACACCTATACCAGGACAAATTAGAGTTTTAAAAGATATTGCAGATTATATCAATGCTGAATGTAGAGCACCAAATGCAAACAACATTTATTGGAGCATTGAAAACAATACTATTGGTGAAGCGGCATTGTTAGTTGTAAATGATGTAGGCGAAGAAAACATACCAGGACTATTTGTAAGTGAACCAATACGTAAAGGACACATTAGAAAGTTCCGTAAAGGATTTAACACTACACATAGAAGTAAAATCAGTGCTTGTTCTAAGTTCAAGAACATGGTTGAGAATGACAAAATGCAGATAAACAGCAAAGCATTGATATCAGAAATGAAAGGCTATGTAGCATCAGGCACAAGTTTCAAAGCAAAGCCAGGTGAAACTGACGATCTTGTAAGTGCAGTGCTATTGAACATACGCATGATGGAAGTTTTAAAGGATTGGGATCCAAGAGTGTACAATACATTCAGACAATTGGATGCAGATCAGGAATATGAGGCGCCTATGCCTATATTTGTAACAGGCGTCTATTAGGATAAATATTAATATGATAAACTTGGAAAAAATTGCAGAAGAACTGTTTAACAAGATCAGAGGTAGATATCCCAAGATTACTATTGGTGATGAAGCAAGTACCATTACAAATGTGCCTGAAAAAGCACGTTTCTTCGATTTTGAGTTTAGCAACGGTAATAAAGTTAACGTAACGTTAGATGAAAAAAGTCTAACTATGCTTTATAACAACGATTTGCTTACAGATGCTACAGAGTCTATTAAGCAAAACTGGTACGCTTTTATGAAAGAAATGCGACAGTTTGCTAAAAAGAGAATGCTGAATTTTGATACAAGAGATATAACTAAAAGTAACTTAGACAAGAGAGATTACGATTACCTCTCAAAAAACAGACCCGGAGAAAACCAAATGAGTGAATCGAGACTATACGGAACTTCTAAAACAAGTTTCCAAGATGTTGGCAATGCAAAGATCATTGTTAAACATAATGAGGCAGTTGATTTTGAAAATCCTGCAGGAAGAACACAAAGAATTCATAGCATATATGTAGAGAGCCCAGAAGGCGAAAGATACAAATATCCTTTCAAACATTTAAATGGTGCAAGAGCAATGGCACAACATGTTAGCGAAGGCGGAAATCAGTACGATGCATTTGGAAAGCATATCGTTTCACTCAGCGAAGAACTTTCTAAGTTACGTACTTTCAAAACTTACATGAACAGATCAAGTGTAATGGCAGAGGGTCTTGCTGGTTACATGGACATCGTTAATGAAAGAATTGACTCTGTAAAAGAAACTGTACATAAGTTACAAAGAAATAGTTATTACAAAGAAGCAATGGCAAACTTCCAAGAAACAGTAATGGAAGAAGTACCAGAAGATGTAAGTTCAAATTGGATTGATGAATTAACTATTCGTCAGTTTAACGAAGACTTGAAAGGTGTATTTCCTTACATTTACAATCTTGTTAAAGAAGGAACTAAATCAGAAGCACTTACTCCAGAAAATCTTTTAGGTGAAGATGACGATCCAATGGATCCAGAAGTTTCAGATGAAATGGGAGACAAAATTAATGCGTGGATTGAAAAGTATTCTAAGTACGAAGGCGGTTACGGCACAATGCCAAAAGGTTATGTAAAGTGGGCATTGGACTCAGGTATTGCTACAGACTTTATTGAAGAAAATGAAGATGAAGCAATGGAAGCAAAATACGGTGATGCATACTTGAACGATCCGTGGGATTTAAAGTTTTATAACCAAATGCCAATTACAAAAGCGTGTATGGAAGAACTTGAAAAAATTACAGGCAATGATGACAGTGACCATAATGCAAGAATTATTGATAAAGTTATGAACGGTGACGCTGATGAAAGTGCAGATGTAGAAGAAGGTGCAGTTAAAAAAGCATTAGAAGATGATGCTGAAAATCTAAGCAGAGAAGAGTTTATTGAAAAACATGGTGACGCAGAATTCTTTGACAACTACAATGGTGTTGAAGATGAAAGCATGGACATGCATGGTGACTTTGCTTCACACTTAGATGATGTAGTTGCTAATTCAAAACATGAGCAAGGTCCAAATGAAGTATCAAGCATGGGCATGAACAAATACGGACTTGCGGCAAAACATAAAGATGGTAAATTTATTTCTTACAAAGACGGTAAGGAAACAGGTACTTTTGATTCAATCGAAGAACTTGAAAAACATCAAAAAGAATTAATACAAGACGAGTCAACAACTTTTGAAGGCAATGCATTTGCACAAGCAGTACAAAAAGCAAAAGCGGCAGGCATGAAGAAAGGTGATAAGTTCAAAACACCAGACGGTGAAGAACACACACTTGAAGATGCTATCAAAATGGCAGGACTTAAAGTAGAAGATTTTTGGACAGCAGATGAACTGATGGCCGAAAAAGAACCCACTGACGATGATACCATGGACGTTAAAATTGGTCCAGATGGTTCAATATCAAAAGCAGATGGGGACGCAGAAGAAAGAGGTGAGAAGAAAGAACTTGACTTAGATGAATTCATCAAAGGTCATTTTGATTACACAACTAACAATTTTCCAAAAGGTGAAACAGCAGTACTTACAGCATGTGAGAAAAAATATGGAGACGAAAGTCTTGCTCCTGCGGCAGTCATTATGAAAAAGTTAGTTACTAACCAAGATGGTGAGATGGAAAGAATCAAACATTTAGCAGGTTTGGATAACTAATTCACTTTTTTGACAAAGTTCCACTTGACTTTATAAGTAAGTTTGTGTTATACTGTTTACAGTACTGCACAATCAAGGCAATACAATAACAGCCAAAGGCAAATTATATAGGAGGCTTAACAATGGCAACATTAGCAGAAATAAGAGCTAAACTGAAAGAACAAGAATCACGCACAAGCGGTAATTCTTCAAGCGGCGGCGACAACGCAATTTACCCATTTTGGAACTTAAAGGAAGGCGAACAGTCAACTGTCCGTTTCTTACCTGATGGGGACGACACAAACACTTTCTTTTGGAAAGAACGTTTGATGATCAAACTACCTTTCGCAGGTTTAAAAGGCGAAACTGACTCAAGACCAGTACAAGTGCAAATCCCTTGCATGGAAATGTATGGTGAGTCATGTGCAATCTTAAACGAAGTTCGAGGTTGGTTTAAAGATCCTACTTTAGAAGATATGGGTCGTAAGTATTGGAAGAAACGTTCATACGTATTCCAAGGCTTTGTAACTGAAAACGGACTGTCTGAAGATGGTACTCCAGAAAATCCAATTAGACGTTTTATTATTGGTCCACAAATTTTCCAACTTATTAAAAGTGCGTTAATGGATCCAGATATGGAAGAACTGCCAACTGATTACACTTCAGGTGTAGACTTTAGAATCGTAAAAACTTCTAAAGGTGGTTATGCAGATTATTCTACAAGTAACTGGGCACGTAGAGAGCGTCCTTTAACTGAAGTTGAAACTGCGGCCGTTGAGAAGAATGGTCTATACAACTTGTCAGACTTTTTACCTAAGAAGCCTTCAGAGGTTGAAGTAAAAGTAATGCAAGAAATGTTCCAAGCATCTGTAGATGGTGAAGCATATGACGCAGAACGTTTTGGTCAATATTTCCGTCCAGCGGGAATGGCGGCGAGAACTGGTGATCCACAAAATAGAGCACCAGCAACTGCTCCAGCGGCAACAACTGCTCCGGCACCTGAGGCAACTCCGGCTCCAGTAGCAGAGGCGGCTCCAGCGGCAGTGGCACAAACTGCACCAGCGGCAGAACCTAAAGCAGACAATAGTGCGGAAGACATTCTTGCAATGATCCGTTCACGTCAAAACTAATATAGCAGTACAGTGTGTGGGGGCAACCCCACACATTATCTGAATAAGGAGATAATATGGCTAATAAAGCATTTGACGTTTCCAAGTTTCGTAAAAACTTGACTAAATCGATCACAGGCATGAGTAGTGGTTTTAACGATCCTACTGATTGGATTAGTACAGGAAACTATGCCTTAAATTATCTTATTAGTGGCGACTTCCACAAAGGTGTTCCATTAGGTAAGGTAACTGTATTTGCAGGAGAGTCAGGAGCAGGTAAGAGTTATATCTGTGCAGGTAACATTGTAAAGGCGGCACAAGATCAAGGTATCTTTGTTGTACTAATTGACAGTGAGAACGCACTTGATGAAACTTGGCTACAAGCACTTGATGTTGATACAAGCGAAAGCAAACTACTAAAACTTAATATGTCAATGATTGATGATGTTGCTAAAACAGTGTCAACGTTTATGGCAGATTACAAAGAAATGTCGGAAGAAGAACGTCCTAAAGTATTATTTGTAATTGATAGTTTAGGTATGTTGTTAACACCAACTGATGTTGACCAGTTTAACAAAGGTGATATGAAGGGTGACATGGGTAGAAAACCTAAGGCACTTACATCACTTGTAAGAAACACAGTTAACATGATTGGCTCACACAATGTAGGACTTGTATGTACTAACCATACGTATGCATCGCAAGATATGTTTGACCCTGATGATAAAATTAGTGGTGGACAAGGATTTATCTATGCGTCATCTATTGTAGTAGCAATGAAGAAATTGAAACTAAAAGAAGATGAAGCAGGTAATAAGATTAGCGAAGTACGTGGTATTAGAGCAGGTTGTAAAGTAATGAAGACACG